GCAGTCTTCTAGTTACGTAGAGGGTACGCCACAGGCAGACATCGATCAGCAAATGAATGATCTAGGGCAGCTACGCCAAGGCGATGGCCCGTTTGAGGCTGAGAGTGCGCGTATCAATAATCTGTCTTCTGAAGGCCGTATTGAGTTTGGGGCTACCCGTGGTAAAGACCCGCTTGAAATGGATTTAGCAGAAGTTCGATATGAACTGTCTGATCAATCAATTACGGCAGACCGCCGTGCCTTACTTGAGCGTAGAAAAGCATCACTGACTGATCCTGAAGCATATACACCTACAACTCTCTATAAATCGGACGGTAGTGAAGTCATTGCTCGTACTGAAGCTGAAGAGAACGCATACTTGGCACAGGGCTTTAGTCTTGTTAAGGGAGCGGAGACAAGCGATTACGCTAAACGTACTCTTTATAAAGACGGCGCACAAGTTGAAGTCTTTAATAAGGCAGAAGAAGATAGCTATACTGGACAAGGATGGAGCCGTGAAAAACCTGCAGACGCTACAGAATTTAAGCAGCGCACTGTATACAATGCGGATACTGGCGAAGAACAACAGGTATTCTCGCAAGACGAGCTAAATACTGCTATTGCCGCTGGTTTCTCTGCTATTAAACCTGCTCCTTCAGAAAAATACACTAAGCGTACCTTATATAAAGATGGTGCAGAGTATACGGTAACATCACAAGAGGAAGAGAACCAAGCAGTAGCCGAGGGCTGGTCTGCAGTTAAACCTGCCGAGGAAAAAGATTTTACTAAGCAGACATTGTACATGAATGGTGCAGAGGTGCAGGTAACTTCTCAGGCTGATCTAGATAAGTATACAGAACAAGGCTACAGCCCAGTCAAGCCAGCTAACCACGGTCAGATGCTTACGGCTAAACAGGCCGCTCTACAGAGCTTCATGGAAGAAGAAGGTGTCTCCGATCTACAGGGCGAAGACTACCGCAACAAGCTAGCTGAATTTGAGCGTAAGTGGGAAGAGCAGAGTAAGGCAGTCAAGGATAAGCAGGAGAGCTACACATCCGCAAACTACACTGCAGACCTAATTAAGTTTGGTTCTATGCTGCTATCTGACGACGAAGCAGAGCGCAAAGAGGCTACTGAGTGGTTTAATACTACCAAGCCAATTATCGAAGGCTCTCTAAATACTGTAGCTGGCATGGACGATGCGGCTAAGGTAGAGGCTCTAGTGGAGAGCGGTATTGACCGTCAACGCGCCTTGGGTATCGTCAATGGTACTATTAAGGTTACTAGTGACGGCTTCGGCAGACCAGTCATCGTCGATACAGCCACAAACCAACAGAGTGAAATCGGTGGTACTGAGACCGTAGATGAGGCTTCTACTAGAATTAATACAGCGGGTCTAAGCGAAGAAGAAAAGCAAGAGTTAGAGACTGCAGCACAAGAAGCGGAAGAGGCACTTAAAGCTGCAGGGTTTGAGGGGCGTATTACTGAGCTTAATGATGTCTCTGCAGCCTTCGGACCTGAAGGATTTACAGGTAAGATTGTTAACGTGCTTGGTGGCTTGGTCGGCACTACTCCAATGGAGAATGCAGCGGAAGCCACTACCGTAGTCAACGCACTTGGTAAGGTTACTAAGTTTAACATCATCTCAGGATTTGCAGGTCTACGAGACAGTGTTACCCTAAAGGCCGAAATCGAAACCCTACTTCCCCAGACAGGTAAACTAGGTATTGGTAAACCTGAAGCACTTCGTCGATTTAAAGGCATTAAGGCTCTACTAGATGAAGCAGTTATACAGCAAGAAGCTAATGCCAACGCTACCAACGTAAACACTGCAGCGGTAAGTAAGGCTAATGTAGCTCTTAACTCTCTACGGCCTCTAGCAAAATTATATGACACTATTGTTAAAAACATCGAGGGAGAGCAAAACGCCCCTGCAGGTGTTACAGACAGCGTCTTCAAGTCTTCTGGTGGTACTACTACCACTGATACAAGTCTTCCAGTTGTCTCTGGCCCAGACGATCCAAAGTTTAAGAGCTTAAAATCTGGCGAAAAGTTTATCCACAACGGCAAGACCTACACCAAAAAATAAGGTAAATAATATGGCTGAAGAAAATCCATTTGGCGATCAGGCTGTAGAAGATAACCCCTTTGGAGATGCTGCCGAGGAAGAGCAACAGACTTCTGGAGAGTTAGACCTAGCCAAAATCCAACAGCGGCGTAACTCTGGAGAGAGCGACGAAGCTATTTTCAATGACATCGTCAGTCAGGCTGGTACTGCCTTTAACATGGATGGTAAGCCATTCGACTTGGCCCCAGCTATTCAAGATGGTGTCCCACCTACTGCCCTACTAGACTTCATTATGTCTGGTAATACTATTGATACTAGCATTGATAGCGGCGTTAAGGCTGGTGTTAAGGGTGTTGGTACTGCAGCTACAAACCTTCTTGGCCTACCCGTCGATTTAGTTAACATGGGGTTAACGTCTGGTGAGAGTTTATTCCGACAGGGAGTAAACAAGCTGGCTAGCATTAATGCTCCCGAAGGCGTGGACGATCCCAACTCCCCTAATTATGACCCAGAGTTTTATCTAAGCACAGACCCAAAAGACTTTGTAGTAGGAGGTAATCCCGCGCCTCTGGGCAGTAGTCAAAATATAAGAAATATAGGTAATGCGGTTCTTGGCGAGAATACCTACGTCACTAGGGAGAATGTGCCAGAAGAATACCGCGCACAGTTTGGCGTTAGTCGTGTAGTCACTGAAAACCTTGTTCCAGCCTTTGCTATTTTAAAGACTGCTAAGGCAGGTATTGGCCTTACTAATCCACTTATAAAAGAAGCTGCTCAGAACCCTACTCGCTTTCGTAATATTGAAGGCGGTGCCACAGCGGGTGCGGCTGGACTGACTGCGTTTATTGAGAAGGCTGGTCTGGGAGATAACCCTTGGGCGCAAATGGGAGCAGAGTTCTTAGGTGCGTTAGTAGGCGGTAATGCTGCCTCTGCCACTTCTAGAGTTGGTGGAATTGCAGACGCTACCAGTAAGACACTAGAAGATTTAGTAGCTGGCTTCAGCGATGGGGCCGCTCGTAAGGGTGCAGTCAATGACATACTACTAGCTGCGCAGCAACAGCGTAAGGTACTCCTAGATCAAGCTAAGGCGGCTACTGACGCGGGGGATACTGCCCTAGCAGACCGTCTTACTGAGGCGGCTGATGCACACACTCCAGAGCGTATTATCCAAGACCTAGAGACCTCTCTTGCGCTGGGAGATGCCAGCCCAGTAGACGGAGTAAACTTACCCGCTGGTACTCTTACCGATAACCCTACACTAGTAGCTATACAGAACGGACTAATTAGTGGTAGCTCTGATAAAGGTATAAACTTTTCCGCTGCAGTAGCCGAAGAGGTTAATACAGCACTTTCCCAAATTTTGGCTACATCTGAGCGTCTTGCCAGAGCAGGTAACCAGTTCGCAGCCGATACTCTACGTGAACGCTACTTCCAAAACATATTAGACACACGTATCAAATTGGCACAAGACGAGGCAAATGCTAGGTTAACAAATCTATCACCTGATATGCGCCAGACTGAGGCTTCTAAAGTCGCCCAGCAAACTCTATTCGAGGCTAGAGCAAATATCATTGAAATGGAAGATTACTTGTATGGACGTATTGATGACGGCCTACAAGTAGATGCCTCTAATGTAGATCGAACAATCTCAGAGATGCGCAGGACGCGGCTTCTAGACGGCGAGACTATCGCTGGCGGTGGGCAACTAGACGCTGCAATTAATAATTTTGCCATAAAAGCCCGTGAGGGTACGTTATCAGTGGCAGAAGTTCGTAGATTTAGGTCTCGTATGCTGGAAGCTGCCAGAGAAGCGGCTGATAAGTCTGAGTTTACCAGAGCGGGTATCTTTGACGAGCTTGCCAATGCTTCCGTAGACTCACTAAATGCTATCCCCTACGAAATTGGTGGTGAAGCTGTAGAAACTGCACGTAAATTTAGCAGTCTAAAGCATGAACGCTTTACTCGCTACTTCAATATGGATGCCCTTAGTACCGTAGGTACAGGTGGCACTGCCATGCGTCCTGAACAAGTACTAGAAAACGCTCTAGCTGGTACTCCAATTAATCGCGCACAGAACTTATCTGAAATGCGTGGAGCTACAGAGTTTTCAGACACTATGGGGCCACGGGTCAATGACCTAAAGGAGCGGGAACTTCAGGCAGAGTTCGATAAGTTTGCTAGGGGTATTGGCGCGGAGCCTAATGACATTACCATGCCAGCGGAGCTTACTGCCCCAAGCACCACCCTACCCTCTACGAAGACTACGCCCGATCCTCAGAGAATGAGTCCAACTGATCGTCCTGCAGAGGGTGAACTAAGTCAGGCCCAACAGGCGGCTGAACTACTATTCCGATTTGCTAATAAGATGGAAGCTGATGGTAGAATGGATTTGGCAGAAGAGGCCAGACGCAGGGCGCAAGCATTCGACCAGTATCGTGGTCCACAGGGAGAAGAATACTTCGATCCCAAAGCTCCCTCACCAGAAGCTGAACCAGTAGACGACTTCCAGCTAAATGAGGGCGGTGATACTACGTCAGTAGCATTCCCTGATGACACTACTCCTGTAGAGCTTGCCCCTCGTATGTCTAATGCTCAGGAACAGTTCTTACGAGGTGCGGTCACTAGACTGCGTAATACAGACGGAACTATTGACACAGCTAAACTAGAGAACTTTATGTCTGCTACTGAGAATGCAGACGCGCTAGAGGGTTTCCCTAATTTTAGAGCGGAACTCACTAGCCTACTAGATGCGCAGAGAACTGCAGACGAAATATTTAAGCAGTTTAGCGCGATAGCAGAGACTGGTAAGTTACCAGAAGCTATAGGTAAGGTACTCAACTCCAACAAGCCCGTAGACGATTACGTTAAGTTAGCTAACGAGGCTATGGGTGATCAGAATGCGCTCAGAGACTTGCGCATGGCTACCATCGACACACTATTTGAGGGTGCTAGAGATGCTAATGATAACCCAGACTTCTTCAAGCTAACTACTGAGCTTACTCGACCACTGAGTGGACGGGCCGACGACCTCAGCATCTTAGAGATTATGGAGCAGCAAGGCGTAATTGGCTCTGAAGACATCAGCAACATTGGTCAGCTAATTCAAGAGGGCTTACGTATTCAACGTAGCACAATGACCCCTGCCCAGTTTAATGAAGTAGTCAAGCCAGCCAGTGACATAGTCAGTAACACCGCTCGTATCTTCGGTGCTAACTTCGGTGCTATGTTTGGTATGGGCGAAGGCTCACAGCTACAGGCGGCGGCTATCGGTTCGGCTGCATTCAAGAAACTCGTAGCTGGACTGCCAATGGGGAACAAACTGGAGCAGATGAAAATCCTTATGCTCCAACCAAGAGTACTGAAAGGTGCCATCCAAGATAATCCAGATATTAGACGCGGTGCCTTGGACAGTGTCAAAGAGTTTATGATCAAGTATGGTTCTGAGTTTAAAGGTCTCAGCAAGACGCAGAAAGCTGGTAAACTCGCCAAGGACGTAACTGTAGGAGCAGCTACGGCGACAGGCAGAGGAATTGTGAATAGAGCATCGGAAGCCCCTATAGCAACGTCCTCTGCCTTGAGCGAAGCAACTCAACAGGATGAACGTCCTACGGTGACAGTCGATGATCAGATGATGGATTTGTTTCCTTAAATAAAGAAACCCCCACCATCTCTGGCAGGGGTCTCAACCAACGAACAAGGTGGACCAATCTCGACCTCATTCGCTAGTATTTTAACAAAAAATAAGCCCATAGGTCAAGCGATCTGTGGGCTATTTTATTGCTTATTCACATTTTCTCAGGCCAGTGGCTACGTCAAAATAACACGCCCCACCCTCTTCAATGAAGTTGTCTTCTTCAGTCTGTGGCTCTTCGGCAATATCCTCTGAAGCGGCTGCATTCAGGATACCATACCGCTTACCTGAAGCTCTGAAAGTTGTACATCCAGACGACCCACCTTCGTAGGCTTTCATGTAGACATCCTTGAACTCTTCCCAAGAGATGTTGTCTCCTACGTTGCAGGTCTTAGAACAGGCACTGTCTACATAGCGAGAGGCTACGTTAAGAACTTTAACGTGGTCAAACACTGATAGCTCGTCGGCTGTCTTGCCCTTCACGCCAAACACACGATAGCCATAATCTTCAACCCGCTCTACTTTAGGGCCGTCGAAGGTCTGGATAGTTCTATCGTAGTAATGTGAGAAGACTGGTTCAATCCCAGAGGATACGTTGTCGGCTGACAGGCTGATAGTTCCTGTCGGAGCAACAGAAAGAAGATGACTGTTACGAATACCGTGCTGGCTAATGAGATCACGAATATCGTGAGGCAGAGTAGTAGCAAACTCAGAGCCAAGATATGCCTGAGTAAATAGAGGAAACGGACCCTTCTCAATAGCCAATTCCACAGAAGTACGATACGCCACATTCCTAATAACCCCCATAATCTCTTCTAGGGTACGTAGGAAAGGCTCACTGCCGTACTCAAAGCCCAATGCCTCAATGGCATTAGCTACGCCAGTAACTCCCAGCCCCATACGGCGTTTGCTCTTAGCTTCCTGCTCCTGCTCTGGCAGCGGATATGTTGCACGGTCTACTACATTGTCCATTGCACGTACTACGTGAGGGATGTCGTTACGTAGCTGGTTCATATTGAACACATACTTGCCGTCATGCTCTACTATGTATTTAGCCAAATTAAATGAGCCTAGTAGACACGCACCGTTTGGCGGTAGAGGTTGCTCACCGCATGGGTTTGTAGCGGCAATCTTCTCACAGTAGTGTAGGTTGTTCTTGCGATTAATACGGTCAATGAACAGGATTCCCGGTTCTGCCCAGTCCCACGTACTACGTAGAATGTCATCCCACAATGCACGTGCAGAAACTGTCTTATAGACACGGCCTTCAAAGACTAGGTCAAAGTCAGCATCCTCTTTGACTGCCTTCATAAACGCATCTGTCACGCCAACTGAGATGTTAAACTGCGTAAGCTCAGTGCTGTTGTTCTTTGCGCGAATAAACTGCTCAATATCTGGATGGTCTACACGTAGGACACCCATCTGTGCGCCTCTACGGTGTCCTGCAGAGCTAATTGTCTTACAAATTGCGTCGAAGATGCCCATAAAGCTCATTGGGCCACTGGAGCGGCTGTCTAGGCTGCGTATGAGTGCGCCACGTGGACGTAGAGTACTGAAGTCATAGCCAATACCACCACCAAGCTGCATAGTCTTGGCTGCGTTACGTGCGGCTTGCATAATACCTTCCATACTGTCCTCGATAGTCATAGAAACGAAGCAGTTATATGGAGTTACGCGGCGGGGTGCGCCCATAGCAGACTGTACTCGACCCGCTGGCAGGAAACGCTGGTTATATAGAATATTTCGAAAGTTATTGAAATGAGATTCATTATCTTTCAATGCTTCGGCTACACGTGTCATAGCCTCGCGGAAAGTTTCCCCCTCAGACCTGTACTTCTGGGCATGAATTTCCTCAGAAATTGATAGGGTTGGTCCGTATTCGTTTTTTATCATTGATTTGCTCCTCAAACTAAATCTTTTAAGTCAGGGGCTGCGTAATGTGGCCCCTTTAATACCTTTCCGTCTTCCCGATAGATTGGTTTCCCATCGCTACCCAACTTGCTCATGTTGGATGCGTGGACACGACGAACTGCTTCGTCTAAATCCCAGCCGAATGTGGCTGCGAAACCGTATGTTACGTAGACAAGATCAGCTAATTCCTTCAGTAGGTTTTCAGGTGTATTTGCATCTGCTACTTCCTGAAATTCCTCATCCAGAAGATTGAAGCGCAGCATATCCTTGTTGCTACCCTTCTCCCAAGTATGGCCCGTAGATTGTCCGTATATACGAGCAAACTGCTCCACCATATTCAGCGGTGTCTTGTTTAGGTAAGTATTTGAATCTCTTATTAATTCATTGTCGTGGTCATAATACTCAAATGCCACGATATCATCCTTTGAAATCATGTTGGTTTTCCTCGACCTTTTTTATTAATCGGTCCAAGTACCAACGCGCCTTCTTCAGGTCTTCTAAGCCATTCTTATAGGGCCACCGCCAGAGGTACTTGAAACAGTTCTGCCAGCAATAGGCTTCGTGGCTAGGGATATCGCAGCCCTCTGCCATAGCTTCCATTGCGTCGATGCACTCGATATGGCTACCGTTGTAGTGTGGCGGCTTCTCCACCATATCTGGAGTTACATAGCTATCAGCATTCATTCTATTTCTTGAATGCATTAGTGTAGCTTCCTTGGAAATTTAACTACTTTAGCATCTGCAATAGCTTCCAGAAGTTCGTCGTCTGGCTCGAAGTCTATTTCCGAATTATTGTATTCTTCCAGTTTGCTCAGAATACCGCCTACAAAGCGTAGGTAATCCATGCCACCGTCTAGGACTAGGCAGAGGCCATTGTAGATGTCTACAAGTGTCTGAGCTTGTTCTGGGTCTAAGTCTTCACTAGTGTGCTGCGCAGAGGTAATGGAGAGCGTTTCAGCTTCTTCATCCAAGCTAATGACTAGCATTATGCTATTTTCTGGTAGGTCTTCTGTCACGTTTTGCTCCTGCTAATTTAAAAAAATGTTCTGCGTCCATGACAGCCAAGGGTTTCTGGCGATCACCTTTAATAATTGCCACTGGCTCCGCTCCCTTCGGACAGTTCTCAGCGGCCTGATCCATAACTTTGTAGATGGCGAAACTCTTGAAAGCCTTACACTCTACAGAGTATGGGAAGAGGCGTCTGGCGGCGGGACTTAACTGAATGTCCTCACCGCCAGCCCCCATCGAAGTGCTTCTGACATCGTCAGGGAGGAGCAGCCTTGGGAATAGAGCGAGAATGCGGTCTCTAACCCATTGCTGATGTCGTCGGCCCTTCGCCTTGGCACTGGATGTTTTTATAGCCATTTAGGGGGTTCTAAGAGGCTATATTCGCCCCACCCTGTGCCAAAGTCCTCTTTGTCGATTGCTTCCTTAATAATCTCCAAAGTCTTGTGCATTTGCTCCGTAGCCCTGACCAACAACTCAGGGCTGACTACGTGCATATGACTTACGTAGGGAGCAGACTTCTCCACCGCTATGAAGTGGAAGCGATCCACCTCGATACCGCCAAGATTACATACGTAAAGATAGAAGGCTGCTTGGATTGGATACGAATATTTCCAGCACTCTGAGGCGAAACCTTTTGGGCTTGCATCCTGTGTGGTCTTAATATCGTAGACAATTCCCTCAGAGGGTATGTACAGGTCAGGTCTCGTCTTGAGTATCAGACCTGTGTTTTCACACTCGGCAAAGATACTGACCTCGTTTACTCGATCCTTGTGTCTCAGGGCATCGTGGCAGACCTTATTCTTTAAAGTCTCTGTCGCCATACGATTAGCCACGTGGTACTCTACTTCCGTGAGTAGTACCTGATCTTGTTCTAGGTCTTCCTGTAATTCCTTAAAGCCCTTGGAGTTGCGGGTCTTTGGTCCCTTTACTACTAGGTCACGGTCTTCCTCTAGCAATAGAGCGTGGACCGCCGTACCCAAGTCGAATGCCGCAGATGTCTTCCGCTTCTCACCTTTCCAGTGAGCCACTGACTTTTTAAATACTGTCTTTACCGCCGAAGAGGATATACCACCTTGTTGGTGGTACACCTCATTAGACATATTCTCTACAACGCCCATTATGCTACGTCTGCGTCTAGAGCCTGTTCTACCTTGTCTACTATTGTTGCGGCCTCTCCGACCTCACGCTCAATATTCAATGCCTCTTTATAGGCTTGGTTGATACGAGCGTTCTCATCAGTCACCAACTTAGTGACGTAGGCAAGACTATCATACGTCATCTGGTCCATTGGCAGCGGGTTTGCAAACTGTGGATTAAAGCGCATTACGTAGAACGTCTTACCATAAGAGTTCTTCTTCTTGTCCGTAGACAAAATACTCTCGAAGTCCCATAGGTTCATACCATTCGGTAAACGCTTCATAACATCGTGATAAAACGGTCCATAATTTTTACGTTTAGTCTCCAGCTTAAATGGCTGGTTTTCAATGGTTACCTCTTGGCCCTGTGAAGTGGTGCCTGTGTACGTAATTAGTCCACGGATTACACGATATCGGTCCATACCCTTATATTTCTCCTTCTCTTCAGGAGACATTTGGATGGACTGCTCGTATGTAGGCATCCCACACATAAAGCCACCCAGCATATCACGCGCCTCTTCACGCTGATTTTTAATAAGCAGAGACTTGTTTACTAAGCCATCTACATCATCCCAATGCTGGTATTGAATATGGTTACTGAAGGCACGAATACGCACGTTTTCTGTGGCGTATACATGATCCTGACCAGTCTTCAGAAAGAATGCACCCATCGGGGCATCATCTGGTTCATAGTTCATTTTAAGAGTGGGGATTGTCGGTCCCGACTGGGATGCTGCACCAAGTTGTGCTGCGATTTCTTCCATTGTGTAGTGATTTTCTTGTACTGCTAGTTCTGACATAACTAATTCCTCAATAGTGGACTTACATTATACATTAGTTAAGTGCTTCAATCAAGCATATTCCTCTTGATCAAGCCAATTTGTCCCACGACTTATTTCTATTTCTAGAGGAACTACTATGCTGTAATTAAATCGTTTTTCTGCCTCTTCTCCGACCTTTGTCATCGCCTCTGTGAGTATTTCTTTGACGATTTCTTCTTCATCAGGATGAGTATCGACGAC